TCGCACTCAGAGAAAGGGCCAAGCCATCCGAGACCCACTGCGTCGGGAAGTATCTTTCCGTGGTGAGTGGAGTATTGCGTGACGACTTCATATCGTCCAGGCTGTAGATTTTGGCGTCCATTTCCGGCTCCGGCAAAGCAAAGTCTCAGGTTGTCGACATAGAGTTCGCTGTTCTCGATGCGCAGGTTCATCGTGGCCTCCGATTCAGAACCCAGGAGTCTTGATGCTTCGCGCCGCACGACGAAGCCGCTGCCGATGCTGCTGCGCTGTCTTTGGCGTACCGAATGTGCGAGCAAACTCTGCGTCGTGACGCTCTGCCGCGGACGGATCGTATGTGTCAGCATCCTGCTTGAGATAGGCCAGCTTCAGCGCCCAATCCAGCATCTTGGCGTGATACTTGTTCGGAATCTCAGGCTCGTCGCTATCGTCCTGCAGCGCATCGGCGTAGCGATAAACTTCCAGTGACAAGGTGGCGACTGTCGAAGGCGTGGCATCGAGAACAAATGTTCCGTCTTCGTCAATCCGGTATCCCTGCAGATCATGGTGGCGACCGAATTGCTGATGGTACACAAATCCTGATTCGCGTTCTGCCAGGCGCAGCAACTCTGGCTCGTCAAGCGCAACACCATCTTTCGACGTGACCAATGCCGCATTGACGCGGATGATGCTTTTGTCGAGCGCGTAGTCAGTCACGCCCACAGCGACATCTACTGTGAAAGACTCGCGGTCATAGATCATCAGGCCGCGATCAACCGCCTCGATCAGCGCTTCGTTGATGTACCCGTCGACTTCTCGATCACTCCACAGGTATGGCTTTTTGGTGTCGCATACGCGGCCCCTGAAGTCAGAACGAAGCTCACCGAGATTCATGTCAGGCGTTTTCCAGGTTCTCACGCGCCATGACCAGGCAATTCTGACGCAGCCGTGATTCGGACAGTCCGATCACGTCTCGCTCAGAAACACCGATCCTGCGGGCATGGGCCCTGAGTTCGTCACCGGTCAAATCATGGACCGAGCGACTGATTGCAAAACTTGCCGGCTGCGGTGAAGCAACCGGCGCAGATTCAAAAACGGCACCCAAAGATGCCGCTTGATTCGCACTCCTGCGCGGACGGCCCATGCTTAGACCCCGTTACGAGCAGGCCGGGCCAGCAAGGTCATGCGGATGTTGGTTCCGACAACCAGGGTGGTCAGCGTGCCGACGATCTTCAGTCCGATGCCACGGTCGTTATCGGCTGGAGCAAGTTGCGCCAGGTTCGGCTTGACAGCCCGGACTAGGCCGGCAGCACCCTGGCCGGTCGTATTGGCCGCAAACGCTTCGTTGCCCTGGGTACGAGCCGTGCCCGTTGTGACGCCGTAGTTGCCGGAAAGCACGCCGCAGTCAGCCGTCCATGCCGCAGCGGCGGACGCATCGTAGGCGACCAGGACATCCACCGGGACATATCCGGCGGGGAGGCCGACCATTTCGACGATTTCGCCAGTGACCATGCCGGTGACGGTGGTGAAGTCGCCGACGATGGCAATGGGTTCGGTGGCGCCATCGGCGGACACCAGCGGCTCGTTGTTGACGATTTGCTTGGATTGGTAGAAAGCCATGTTTGGTTCTCCTTACGCGATGGCGGTGTAGGCGGTGTCGACAGACTGAACACCGAAGTCCATGCCGTTGAACTGGTTCTTGATCCAGCCAGCGATCATGCGGGTGATGACAACTTCTTCCTCGCCGTGGTCCAGGTCGGAATCGGTCAACTCGTAGCGCACACCGCCACGCTGTCCCTTGGTTCCGAAAGCAACCGAAATTGCATGGGCGCCGAGGAACAGGTTGCGGACGGTCGGGACGATGGTCGAACCGTTGCTGGTATGCACCGCATGCTTGACGCAGGTTTCGTGTTCCATCAGCAGGACGCCGGAGTAGTACGACTGGCCGGCAGTGAAGATCGGCGACTTGGCACCAACCGCGGCAGCCTTGGCCTTCTCGAGCGTCAGCCAGCCGGCATCACCGACTTCGCGGCGAAGGTCATACATCGACTCGGGCGCAGTCAGCATCACGAAAGCCTTCTGGCCGTCAACGTTGATCGGCTCCATGCGGGCACCCTGGGCGGTTTCGACGCCGAGCATCTTCTTGGCGCGAACAACGGCGCGGTCGATGATGGCGGTCGACAGGTTGGTATCGCCGGCACCAGTCAGCGTGGAGGTCGTCTTGCCGTTGCCGATGATCAGGTGGGCCGAATCGGGCGAGATGAAGGTATTCGGGAAGCCGGCATAGCCAACCGGGTAATGCTGGATTTCCGTGCCGACACCGCGGCCGCCTGCGGCGGTCATGTGCGCCTGTTCGTCGTAGATTTCGGCCATGTAATCAGACAAGCGGGCCTTCACCTGATCGGGGACGCTGAAATTGACGCGCTTCTGCGTCATTACGTCACCGACGTTCACCAGTTGGCGGTGCTTGTCGATGCGCATTTTCTGCGTGTAGTGAGCCAGCGATTGTTCGCGGCCCTCGCCCTTTTCCGACCCTTCGATCGGCTTGCCGCGCAGCTTGGCAATCAGGGTTGTCGTGACCTCGTCGCCAGGACCGGACTCTAGGTCCATCTTGTGAACGACCGGCAAAGCATCGGCTTCGCTGCCAGTCATTTTTTCCCAGAAGGATTTCTTCTTGGAGTCGATGGCGACTTCCGCCGCCCAAACCTTCAATGCCGATGCATCGGTCGGCAAAATCGAAGTGCGTGCCATGTCATTATTCTCCTAAACAAGCACATGACGCACTCCTGCGCATCAACTGCCGGAATGCCGGCGATTACACGGATTGCTCCGCAGTCATACGGCTTTCGCCGGGTTCGTTTTTCCGGCGCGAGATTTTCGTCTCGTCCGGCGCTACAACTCTGAGTCTTGCCTTTCGTCCGCTCTTTTGCTCTACCGTCACGGCAACGTTTCCAGCAAACAGCGTTTCGCCCACCTCGATTTCATGGACGACACCTTGAGCCATTACGCGGCCCTCGATAGTTTCTTGCGGTCATCGGCCGACAGCCGGCCAACGTACTTTTCCAGATCCTCGCCTTCGAGCATACCGATCTTCTCGGCGCGGTCATCGCCGACCGGCGCAGGCGCAGCAGCGGGCAGGTTGCCGATGGTGCGAACGGTCGGCGGAACTTCCTTGGCCCGGGGCGCCTCGACAGGCTTCAGGCTCGGCGCATTTCCGCCGATGCGCTGACGAACCAGGCGGTCGGCTTCGTTGAGCGCCCATTCATAGCCTTTTTCCGGCGCCGACGTGCGCAAATCGGCCACGGTGGCATCGAGCAGCCTGTACATGATTTTGTCTTCGTACAGCTTCGCAGCCGGGCGGTCGAAGAATTGCCTGGTGATGCGCGCATTGAATTGCTGCTCGATCTCTGCGTTCTGCTTGGCGGCCCACTCGGCTTGCTTCTGGTCGATCAGCAACTCGGTGCGCTTGCTTGAAATTTCGCGCATGGCGCGCGACAACTCGGGCGCGTCGATTTCACCGTCATTGAACTGCGCTTCAAGCGCAAGCTCCCGCTCGTTCAGCGCGGCAATCTGCTCGGCAACCCCTTCCGGCGCCGAGGCATCGAACTGCGGCACGAACCCGGCCGGCTGAATAACTTCTTCTGCGGCATCGTCGGCAACCTGCTCACCATCGCCCGGCTCGGCGGCGCCATCATCAGACTCGGCAGAATCAACAGGCGCAACTTCTTCCGAGGTCGTTTCTTCGGCCACGGTTTCCGGTTGCTGCGCGGCAAGCACCGCCTCTTGTTCGTCTGGAGTCAAGGTCGAAAGTTCTTCTGCGGAAATGGTCACTGCGTCGCTCCTGCGGGTTTAGTGTCGATCATTGCAATGATGCTACATCGCCAGCCAGTATTTTTTGTAGTCATCACAACGTTCCTCTGGGAATTGGTCGTCCGTCGTGTAAGTCGTCATTTAATTACGCCGTCTGGTCTCATGGTTTCAATGCCGGACATCTCTCCTGTGCCGGCCGTCGCCGGCAGCATCGGGCTGGTATTGGTCGGGAAATCAACTTGCGGTTGTTGGGCAACCGGAGGAACCGGAAAATTCGGGTCATCACCACCAGGATTCGGGTCACGATAGCCAGCGCCCTTCATGATCTCGTCTGCAATCGGCGCCACCTGCGGCATCGTGGCAATCACCTGTGCACCCTGCATTGCAGCATAAGATGTCTCTGTGCCTGCCTTGACGGCTGCCGCTTCTAGCTGCTTCGTCTTCGCCCGCAGGTTTTCAAGCTCGGCACGCAAGCGATCAACTTCAATCCTCTCAGCTTCGTCCTTCTTCGCCTGGTTCGCCTGACGCTGCGCCTCTTCTTCCGGCGTCGGCGTTTCGTTCGGGTCGGTCATGCCAGTGACGGCGCGGATGCGTTGCAGAACCAGGGTCTTGTTCGGCAGGTCGAATAGCTCGATGGCCACGTCGAGCAACGCGGTCACAATCTCCGGAGAGGTCGGGGCAAGCTGCTGCAACAGTTCCATCATGGACTCTGCCGCGGCCTGTTGCAGCGTCTGCTTCCAGTTCTGCTCGCCGATGATGAAATTCGCCCGGCGCGCAGTGATGTCGTTGATGATTTCTCCAGTCACCGGGTCCGGCGTATTGATCTGAACATACTCGCGCTTCTGGCGCTCGCCTGTGATCGAGAAAACCTTCGGCTGATTGTAATACTGCTCGATCAGCGACAGCGTGATCTCGCCCTCAAGCTGACGCGCCAACAACATGTTGTCGAAAATCTCGGCAGTCAGCACCGACCCCTGATCGACCTTCTTTTGCACGGCGACGCCGCTGATCGCGTTGGTATCGCGCCCGAGATTTTCGTTCGTCACGCCGGCCGCGTTGCGGATGATCGCGGTATCGGCATCCATCAGGCGAACGTGCGACTCGGCCACATCATTCTGGCGATCAGTCCTGACCTTCGACAGGCCGCCACGCGCCAGCAGTACCATGCCATCGGGAGACGAGTATTCTTCGCGCGCTTCTTCGGCGGTCATGATTTCGTCGTCAAACGCATCGTTCTCGGCGATGATCTGGGACTGCGACAGGATGTGCTGCACCTTTGACATACGCTTGTTGAGCGCATCCTGCGGCCCGCGAATGGCCCTGGCCACGCCATACGGCGCCCCGTCGCGCTTGCGGCGATAGCACCAGAACGGAATAAATGGATACTTGTTGTGCTGGTACGGACTTGGCTGGTCAGTGATGATGTTTTTCTCTGTCAGGATCGACACGCGCATCTTCATGCGCACGCAATCGACTGACGACGGACCAATGCCAACCCTTTCGGTGGTCGGCTCCCGATACCAACACTCGATCAGCAACACGCGCTCGCGCAGGTTGTTAGCCCAGGCGTCCGAGTCATACATCGTGTACTTGCCTGGCATCGGCGTTCCGGTGCCGATGTCGTCCATCAGGTTGCCGTTCCACCATTCGAGGTAACTCTGCGAGTCAGATGAAACCGCTGCGGCGCGCAGTTCCCGCTCTTTATCCGGGAAATAAGCAATGGCCAGATCGAGGTCGACCATACGGAAGCGGAACAGGTAGCGCGAATCGTTGATGTCGCGCCGCTCGCCAAGCGAATCGTGCAGCATGCCACGCCAGGACTGGTAGCGCTGATACACAGGTTCGTCTTCCGGGTCTTCCGAGATGCCGACTTCGAGCCATCCCATCCCGGCCTTGAACACATCGTCAGCCACGGCCGAACGCTCGAACCCTGTGTTGTTCGCGTCATGCAGGTACTTCAGCAGCTTGGTCTTAACCTTGGCATCTTCTTCCGCTTCTTTAGATTCCTCGCGGGCATGCACCATGAAGTCGGTTCGCGTCCGGCGCTCGGTTCCGATAAGCCAGTCGATTGTCGACTTCGTTTCGTTGTAGACCACGGGAGCCTGGCCGCGGGCGCGCAGCACAGCCTTTTCAGAAGCGGTCCATTGCTCGGAGTCGTAGTAATCCTCGTCGAGCGCCATCTGATAGCGATTCACCGACTGCCGGCGCATTTCCTGCTGGAACCACGTCATCAACTGCGCGTGCTTCTTCATCTCGTCTGCCGGTTTCAGTGCCGGGCCGACCGCGACTTTCTTGCTCATATACTGGCCTCGCTCAAGACCTTGCCGTTCTGGTCCTTGTGGGTGATTTCCCAGAGCGCTTCCGGGCGGTCGGCAATGCGGACAGCGGATGGACAGGCTGGCATATGCAGAAGGTCAGGCATCCACAGCAACACACAATCACGAAGCGCCTTGGCCTCGATTTCCAGTAGTGGCTTCCCGAGAACCGGCAGGGCATTGATGATTTCCAGATAGCCGGCTGGCGTGATGTCTCCGGACGGGTCAGCATACTTGGCGGCCGAAGACAGGCATATCCCGAACACCCCGGCGTCAAGGCCGCCGCGTGCGGACCAGATCAGCATTGCCGGCTCGCCATCAACCCACTCAAGCGAGCAGTTATAGCCTCGGTGCGTGAAGGTTTTGAAGGATGCGGCGCCGCCGACACTGAAATAGCGACTTCCGTCCGACGATAGTATCGGGTGTTCCAGGTTCATGCGCGTAGCTAGCTGAGGATAGTTGCGCGAATTGTGAACCGCCAGCCAGTATTTAAGCCGTTCGCCAATCTCTTTCCTTGCGATGCGCGCGGCGATCAGCCCTTGGCGGAACCCTGGCGAAGCGCTTCATCATCACCCCGTAGCGTGCCGCCGAAATGATGTCGTCCATCTCCTTGACGATCTTCCCGTCCTTGCGGTGATACAGGCGGAATTCTTCAAAGAACTCATCCAGGTGAGC